TAGACTTGTTTTGCGTCAGGGTATATTTAATGACCCCCCCTAGACGCCGTTTACTGAAGGATAATGTAAGTTTAATTCATTTTTATTTTTGTTTTAATAAAATACGCACACACACTCACACACCATGCATCATGGTGTCTTTACCAACGAGCAATCACCCCCAAGTTAAAACGTCGTAAGGGAAGATTCGAAGAGAAGCGCCACAAGAAGCCGTACAATTCGTATTGTGCAAGGTTATTGTGAGAGTACATGGTTGTACAGTTTGGACTGCAGCGGCGATAATAGTCACAGTACCGGAGTGAGCATTCTCAGTAGGATTACCATTCGCCAAAGCCGGGGTGTTGACAGTATAACCTGTTGGTACCGAAAATGACATAGTACCAGTATCTGCAGCCTGTGCACCATACGACAACCAAACCATCCATTGACCAGCCGGCATATCAGGAACAATAACTTGATTTGCTGTGGTACCAGGGAACATAAACAACGTTCCGGTGGTGTAGGTAGGCGTCGTAGGATACACATTGAATATTTGTGAACCTGTAGTGTTTGAAGTCGCTTGGTAAATGTGGCCAGCAACGTTGGGGAGAGAATACACACCTGGAGCAGTAAACTCTATTGTGTAGTCAATATAGACCTCCCCGACGGTCCCAGCAGCAACAGCATCACAAGCAACAAAAAGTTGACCTGCAGCAAAAGTCTTAATATCACTGGCAGTGATAAGGGTAGACCCAGTCAGATTACTGCTGTAGTAAACATTAGGTGAGTAATTATTACCAAGCAAAGTGTATTTCTGACCTGATGGACATTGAGCCTGGAACTCACATGGACACCAAGCAGCGGCCTTAGCAGAACTTTTGTACTCAAGCATCTGTATCTTAGACTGTGGCACTGTACGAGCTGCATTTTGATCAAATGCTAGCATAACAGAACCAGCTGTAGTCGATGCACAAGTAGGAACGTACGACACCTTTAAATTCTTCAATGAATACTTCTCAAATCTGCCAGCAATAGCACTCAGCCATGGAAAGCTCTCCGGGTCACCTGGCTGAATGACTGCAAACTGCTCCACATTAAATGTGGTACCAGTACTGGAGACATCGCCTAAATACTCTCGGTGAGTAACGGTCAACCCGGAGCCCCCACGATAAACGTAAGGGGAATTCTTAACAATCATAGATTGACTGGCAGGAGCTTTAGCAATAATCATTTTGCTAGACGACTTGGGTTTCTTAACTTGCTTCTTTTTGATCATTTTACCAAAGTTAGAAGACAAGTTACGGTTAATAATTTCTCGTGGGTGTGAGGTTTTAGCGATAGCTAAAGCGTTACCGGATTTGGTAACGGGAGCCTTGAGTGCAAGCCGATTAGCCGGGAAGCTGGGACGTGGTAAAGCACCATTGGCACGCTGATATGCATCCAACACATCTCGCTTTGACAACGTAAAAGTTTTAGCTAAATCTTGCCAAAACTGCCTTGATAAAACCGGGGATGTATCTGAATGACCATACAACTCCTGACGAACAATTTTATCAATATCACGATCAAGAACATTGTCGAGATGTTTAGTCAATTTTCTATCAAAATTTACAGCCAAATGTTTAAGTGCAATATCACGTTCAGCCAGTTGTTGTGGGTTACGAGTATTTAACTCATTCCCAATTAAACTAAGAGCCTGACTCATATAGCTAGAATTATTCTCATGGGTGTTGTTTCAGTAACGTGGAAAAGGAAAATAAGGAAAAGTAGAATCTTAAAAATGGAAAAAGGTGTGTCCAATGAATTCTATACCAGAGAATCACCAAGCAAAGGTTCGCCCACGTCAATCAAGAGGATTTTGGTGAGGACCGGATGCTGGATCAACCCGCAGACATTTACGTTGGATAAATATTCTTCAAGCTGGAGTAATTCTTCGCATGTTATACCATATACTAGAACCATAAATTTGATAAAAGGAGAAACACTAGGTGAGTAAACGCGCGATGTAAACAATTTGAACTGTCGGTTACATACCAAGTAATCACCTTCGATACATACTTTGATATGTCGAAAGTAAGAGTACAAAAAGTTCACATGGCCGTGTAAGCTAGCGTTGGCAACTGCAATGCCTTTCAACCATTTCATAGGCTCATCCTGTCGAGTAATAGTGTGGCCACATTTGGACAAAGTACGACCAAACTTAGGAGTCAAAATGAAACCAGAAGCACTAGGCACAAATCGAGCACTATAAAATGTAACATTGGGGTAGACGGTTAAGACGGGCTTTGCTATAAAACCCAACTTTCTAAACTCGTCCACGATAAGTTGACGAGAGCACTTAACTTTCAGCCCAATGACAGAATCATCACCCCCTACTAGTATAGGTATTTTAGACCAGTGTTCCCCGGTTATACACTGAAACACATACTTAGACATAAGCATATTTATAATGCTATTACCTAAAGTAGTGTTCGGGTCCCCGCTTTTTCTTGTAGCTGGGACGCCATAGTGTATATTATGACTGGTGTACCCAGACGTAAAACGTTGATGTTGAAACATCTTAAGGGCATCACCAGTCAAACCACAAGCAGTGTAGATTTCCTCCTCAAGCTGTATTGCCAAGTCGTGGACTGATGAATCGAACCGTGAGAAATCGTTCTCAACAAATTGTAGATTCTCCTTGTCATTCATCCACGAGCCTAACACCAAGGCATCATACCCACAGGCGAAAGCAGTGTTAGTACTCAGGCTCCAAAGATCTTTAATGTATTCAGAAAAAGAAAGGATCCAAGGAGCCAAGAGTACATTAGCCTCAGGGCAGATGCCTTGAATGAGGCGAGGATCGCTCTCCTCAAAATCTTCCAAGAGCAATTCTCTCTTAACAAAGGCTTTACGTTTGGCCCAAAGGCGTAAATTGCTCTTAGAAGCACCAACATTACGTATGTTGGCCAAAGCGCGAATGTGTTGTAGTTGCCTGGGATGAGGGAAACGACGATTCCACACTTTAAAGGGAACTGGCAAAACTTCCTTGTAAGGAAGAAGTATAGGCTGTTCGCGTCGAAACCACCGCATAAAGGATTCCCACGATACTGTATCATATTGTTGCACCATCATAATGGCACGATTCCGAACAGATACAATTTCACTAGCCTGGGAATCTTCATGACATTGCGGTTGATATCCAGGAATAAAGTTACCATAACAGTAAACCATTCCTGGACGGTTTCTACGGCCATCAGGTCGAATATTTATAAAGGCACCTTCACGAATAGGGCGCAATCGGTTACAATATCCGGCACGTATAGACCGAAAGGTCGAACAGACATATACAATAAGCCAACAAGACTCAATCCAACGACAGAGACGTAACGGTAGGATTAACAGCCATGCAAACACCCGAACCATGCCGTTAAACCAACGAATATACCACTTGACAACGAGACGCCTACGCAAGGCTTTACAACGCTCAAGCACGTGTTGCGCCAGCACCATAAGTGAATAATCGAAATCATTTTCTATGGTGCGCCAGTGTGGGTATTGTCGGTATAATTGAAGTGAATACGCAACAACACTAGCGAGGTCATAACCTTTTTCCATGCCGAGCACCCTAGTTGTTAACAAAGAAACCAAAAGGGTAGGGTAACTAAATTGACCGACAATGGTATACATACGCGCAGTACGCTCAGTTGACAAGATGTCTGTCTCTTCCAACAATAGTCGTGTTGGACCGTCGCGTGGCACATAGAAAGGCGTGTAGAAAAATTCATATATGTACGAATCACCAACAGGGGCACAATACAAATTCCAGACTACTGTGCCATCAATGTTAGAATAAGTACCGCCTCTACGCAACCAATCGCACTCCTTGTGCTTATACGACGACGCACAACCGACCACACTCATTTCTATATTGTTATCTGTGAATCCATTAGAAATGGTTTTGGTGCGAGTCCATCTGGCCTCTCCATGTGCCAGGAAACCAGAGTTACCTTCCGGGAACTCATGCACTACTGCAACTGCTAGTTTCCTGACTGAGAGCAAAGACACCAGGTCATCAAGGTCTATATAATACAATGAATGAACCAATAATAATGGCCCATCATTACATGTACACTGCATAATCTTATGGTCACACCACCCAGTATGATTAACATACTTCTGATTGCGAACATAATCTTGTGCTGTAATGACAGGACAACAACAGTGGACATCACTTCTCATATATCGAGTATGACGGGTTACAGACCCGCCAACGTCAGCGATGATGCCGGTGTAAGCACCATCTACCCTAATCCTATTTACCGCAAGGTCCTCACATATGGCCCGCTGGCAATGTAGGATAGGGTGACCACTCGGACCGCCATCGCCTGGCTGGACGATGTAGTTTGGATGGAGACCCTCACAAAATTTGCTTATGTTACCAAAAGGCACACGCAATTTGCACACCGTGGTCGGCAGGGTATGAACAACCCCCGCAACATCCTGATCAGCTACCTTGACAACCTTATCCATTTTAAT